AACCTGCTGACCGTGGGCGACATCATCGAGGTGGAGTGGGAGGATTATTCCCGGTTCGGCGAGTTGCAGGTGATGGCGCAGGCCCGTGTGACGAACCAGTGCGTGACCCGCGAACGCCTGCCGCTGACCGATTACACCCCGCAGGCCTTTCCGAAAGGCTGGTCCAGCAAGTGGCTTGGCGGGGCTGAGCATCACGCCTTGTTCAAGGACGGGCTCCCGATGAGCAAGGAGACGGGCTTCCCGACGATCGAGGCGGCCTCGATCCGGGCCCACGCGATTGCATCCACTCTGGCGACCGCAGACGCAACCCGCTCGGCGGTGAAGGCCGCGACGGCGAAGAAGACCATGCCCAGGCCTGCCGAGACCGAACCCCAGGAAGCCGGGGCTGAGTAATGCCAACCAGGGCCAGCGTGATCAACTCAGCTTTGCGTCTGCTTGGGGAGCCAGAGAGCCCCGGTCTTGACGAGAGCAAGAAATACGTCAAGCGACTGGTCAACGCGTATGAGGATTGCGTGGCCAGTTGGTTCGAGGACCATGACTGGAGTTTCGCCTCGACCGTGACCGGGTTGAGCCAGGTCCTGCCTGCTGAGGGCGGCTGGGACTACACATTCAACGTCGCCGCCAGCTGCGCCCGTATCCTGAAGGTGCGCAACAACATGGACTTTGAGGCGCCGTCGATCGACTACGAGTTCCGCGCCGGCAAAATCCTGACCAATTCCGAGACGACCTATCTCAAGTATATCGACCGGACCTATTACGAGCAGACCGGGGGCTGGTCGCAAAAGTTCGCAGATGCGCTTTCTGCGATGCTCGCTGATCAGGTCTACCCAGCCACGAACGAGAATAACTCGACGCGTGACCGGATCGAGACGGTGCTCCAAAAGCGAGTCGTAGACGCCAAGGCGCTCGATGCCAGGTCTGATCCTGTCTATTACCAGCCGCCTGGGCGCTATGTGTCTGCCCGGACGCAAGGTGTTCGCGGGGGGCGATACGACTGATGGCGAAGAGCAAGGGCGAAGTCGTCGCGTTTAACCTGGGCGAGATCGGCGCAGAGGCGCTGGCGCGCACGGACCTTGATGTCTACCCGCGCGGCGCGGAGACGATGGAGAACATTTTCCCGCTGGTGCAGGGAGGAATGACGAAAATGCCGGGTCTTGAGTATTGTGGCGTGACGCCGTCGAGCGCGCCGGCCCTGCTGCGCCCGTTCATCTTTTCCGAGACAGAGAAGCTGGTGATGGAGTTCTCTGATGGGAAGCTGAGGCTGGTGTCAGATGGCTCGCTTGTCGTGCTGGCGGGCGCGGTGGCCACGGTCGGCACGTTCAGCGACCAGAGCAGCGTTGTGCCCGCGGGCGGCGATCCACCACCCTCGGGTGGCATAGGCGACATCTTCCCTGACGGGGGCTTTGGCGATTTGGGCGGATTTTGGGGCGGATTTTATGGACCATATTTTTCCACGGGGCTTTATTAATAGTGGCCTCAATCAGCATTTCCGGCGCAGTCATTACCTTCCTCTGCGATGCGGGCAACGAGGCCGTGGCGCGGTCTCAAGTCACGACGACCAGCGGAAACACGCTGGTCTCGTTCTCGTTCACGGTCGGCAGGCAGCCCCTTATCATGCGCGTCGGGACCGCTGCTGGCGGGCAGCAGATCGTGCCCGACTCAATCTTCCTGCCGGGGTTCCACCTTGTCTCGTTTACGCCTGACGCGACGACCTATTATGTCGAGTTTATCCTGCGCGCTGTCGGCACGGCGAAGCTGACCAGCTTCGTGCGGGTCGCGCCGGGGGTGATGGAGATCACGTCGCCCTACACGGCTGCGCAGGTTGCGTCCGTTCGGATGACCCAGAGCCTGAACACCATCTTCATGGCAGGCGGCGGGCAGGAGATTTACGTCTTCGAGCGCAGGGGACAGAACAGCTGGTCCCTGCGCCCGTATTGGCAGATCGACGGGCCTTTCGCGCCGCTGAACTTCTCCAACGTCACGCTGACGGCGGCCGCGCGTACGGGGACGACGACGCTCACGTCCTCGACGGCATTGTTCACCACGATGGATGTCGGCGCGTTGATTCGCCTGATACATAGCGGGCGGTTCGAGACTGCGACACTGGACGCAGTCGATGATGTTACCGAGGCGATCCGGGTCACAGGCATTGACGCCACCCGCCAGTTCCGGGTCTCGATCACCGGGACGTGGGCCGGCACGGTCGTGCTCGAACGTTCGATCGGAAACGAGTTCTCGTTCGGGACGTTTGCCAGTTACACAGTCAACACAGCGCCCACGATTGATGACGATCTCGATAACCAGGTTATTTTCTACCGGCTGCGCATGTCGGCGTACACCAGCGGTGCAGCCGTTGTGTCGCTGACCTACGGCTCCGGGGTGACGGAAGGTATCGCGCGCGTCGTGACGGTGGACGCAGACAACCAGGTCACGGTCGACGTGATGAGGGCGTTCGCGCAGGTCACGGCGACGACGCTGTGGGCGTTTGGGGAATGGTCGGGCCGGTTCGGGCAGCCCGCAGCAGTGGCATTGTTCGACGGGCGCCTTTGGGTCGGGCGCGATAACGCTTACTGGGGCTCGGCCTCGGACGACTTCTCCAGCTTTGCCGTCGGGCCGCTAGCTAACCAGGCGATCTCGCGGACGTTCGGCGGGCGGATGTCGTCGGTTCGGTGGCTTGCCGGCGCGGGTCGCCTTGTGGCGGGCCTGTCCGGGTTCGAGGTAGAAATATCATCCAACGCCTTCGAGGACGTGTTGAGGCCGGAGAACGTGAAGTCACGCGGCGCGACCACACGCGGATCCCTTGATGCAGACCCCTTGGTTGTCGACGACGCGGCGGTGTTTATTTCTCGAACGGCAAAGCGGCTCTACCGGTTGGGCTACGCGGCGCAGGAAGGCGCGTTCGGCACGGAAGACCTGACAAGGCTGCACAGGGAGATCGGCGGCGCTGACGGGTTTGTGTCGCTGGCCTACCAGATCGAACCTGAGCCCCGCATCTGGGCGGTCAGGTCCGACGGCGAGTGCGCTTGCCTGGTCTATGACCGTTCCGAAGGTGTCGTGGGCTGGTGCCGCCTGGTGACGGACGGCTTTGTTGAAAGCGTGACTTGCCTTCCCGGCACGCCGGAGGATGAGGTCTACTTCGTAGTGCGCAGGACGGTGAACAACGCCACCGTGCGCTATATCGAGCGGCTAGCCACACAGTATTTCACCAGCCTCAATGCCTGCAACCGGCTGCACAGCACGAAAACCTATAGCGGCGGCTCGACGACCAGTCTGACAGGGCTCAGCCATCTTGAGGCGCGGACGGACGTGTACGTCTGGGGCAATGGCCGGATCAGCGGACCCTATACCGTGACGAGCGGGGCGATCACGGTAGACTACGGCGTGACCTATGCGGTGGTGGGCCTCAAGTATAGCGGCCTCTACAAGTCGGCCAAGCTGAACTATGGCGGCGACAATGGGTCGGTGATCGGCTCGGAGAAGCAGCTCTCGCGGCTCGCGGTGATGCTTCACCAGACCGCAGGCGGCTGCTTCGAGTGGGGCGACGGCTTCGACGACTCTATGTCCGTTCTTGACGACATCCAATCGGAAAGCGGGTTCACGTTCGACACGGCGGTCCAGCTGTGGAGCGGCGAAGATGACTTCCACCTCGAAGGCGCGACCCAGATGGACACGAGGCTGCACATACGGATGACCGGAGCGGGGCCTGTGACGGTGCTCTGTGTGGCGCCGACGCTCTCGACGAATGGATGAGATCGAACTGCTTGAGAGGCGCCACTTCGAGGAGTGGCAGGCTGGGTTCGACCCGCCCGGACTGATGATGGGCTACGCGCTCCGCAGGGATGACAAGCTGATCTGCCTCGGCGGGGTATGGCTCTGGGAGGGAATGTTCTGGGCGACGTTTGCTTCCAAAGGAAGCCCTCCTCACCGTGTCCACAGGTTAGCGTTTAAGGTGGTCGAAGCTGCCCGAAAGGCAGGCGTTCAGACGATCTGGGCCGAAGAAGACACGTCCATTCCAAATGCCCCCAAGTGGCTGGAAAGGTTCGGGTTTCAGAAGGTGGGGGAGACTGAAGACTTGAAGCCCGTGTGGAGGTTGGACCTTGGCAGATCCCGTGACGATGAGCTTGTTGGCCGCCGGAGGAACAGCGATGAAGGCCTACGGCCAGGTGAGCGAGGGGCGGGCGGCCGCGCGGGCGGGGAAGTATAACCGTGACGCAGCGTATGCAGAAGCCAAGTCGCTCGACATCCAGGCCGGGCAGGAAGTCGCGGCGGGCTCGATCGAGAACACACGCATTGCGGCACGGATGCGGGAAATCCTCGCC